GTGTGCTCTTCCGATCTTAATTAAAAGCTGGTCTAACATAAGGCTGGGCCGACATAAAGCGAGTTCCATATTCTACATAAGGAGCATAGTCTGCTGTCGGTCCTACAATACCAGTTAAACCAGCTTCTAAAAGATTCATGTTTATTGATCTTCGTAAGTAACCTGTATCCACTGGTGCACCTTTTTGCATTCGTTCAGTCATTTCAGCAGTATTACTTTTCACGACTTTTTGAACGTCATTAAGCGTTGCTGCTTTTTTCAGATGTCGCATCAGCTGATCGATTCCTTTATATTCAAGTTGTGCCTTCATCAAGAACCACCTCTTGCACAATTAAACTATTTCTATATGCTGGATTTCTAGCTGTTTTTTGTTGCCAAGTCTTTCCTTCAATCTCGATATAGTCAAATGTAGGGATAGAAAAAAGAGGCTGCGTCCTAATGACCTTCGCCCCTTCTTCCACACTACCAAAAATAGTCACACTTCTATCAGTGCCAATATCTGTCACGTTTGCCTCTGTTCTTGTTCTTTCTGGTTTTCCTTCAACCCACTCACCGAGATCTGGATCATATTTAGAGTCAGATGAACGTTTAACAAATATAATTTCATCTGTAAATCTCATATAAATTTAAACCTCCCTCGCTTTGGCTTGTACAACTCTTCCTGATCTTTACGCTTAAATTCGTCAATCTCATTTTGATACTCTGAAAAATCCGAATCAGGAAAAGCCATAGATAAACCTTCTTGAGAATATGACTGCATACCTTCTTGACCAATTCTATTGAATCTTTTCAACGATACTTCATATACAACTGTTTCAAATTCTTTAGGAACTTCTTGCGTATTTAACAAGGTTTTCATACGCTCATTCGTTCTTCGCTCAATAACTTCAAGCTTTTCATCTATTGTTCCTTTAAGAAGTTTTTTAATATCATCTGCAATCATCATATTTTTACTTCCTAACTAGCAGGTTGACCTGTCACATTGATTGAAGTAGTGAATTCTCCAGAAGTAAATGTGAATGTTGCTGACCCTTCTGCTGCAATCGTTCCATCAAAACCACCATTTTCATTTTTGGTCACTGTTGCGATAGCTCCATCACTTGAAGTTGCTGTAGTAGCTGCAATAACAGCAGCTGCATCGCTAGCATCTGCAGGCACAGCTGAAATAGTAAATGTTTTAGTATCGCCTACTTTACCGGTCCATGTCTTTTGATTTGGCACAATACCGGTAGCAGGCGTTACGCTTTTGGGGAAATCTTCCCAAATGCTTCATCTTTTACAATCATAAATCCAACATCCATTGTTGCACGCAAAGCAATCAGTTCTTGCTCAAACAAATTAACTGGGGTTCCATCTTCATTAGTTAAAGTAGACAATTGAGCTTCTTCAGAAATCTTAAATGAAATATTATATGGGATTCCATAAAACATGTAATTAAAGTCTCCAGCGTAAAGAGTACCTTTATCTAAAGACTTAAGGTCTACTACTGGTAATCCGTCAATTGTATTAGCAGAGCGATCATAAATAAACTCAACATTTGACCCGACTGTTTGAGCTGCAGAACGTAATTCTGTACGATTTTTCCGGTTTGAAATAAACGCATTAGGTTCGAATTCATTTTCTGCTAACTTGTCTTCTAAGGCTAGGATATTATCATAAGTCAATCCGCCTTCAACCACATTCCCCGCACTAATAACTGATCCATCTAGCGACTGAGGAAATGGGTTTTCTTTATTTAACAAGGCAGCTGCATCAAATTTTTTATAGAAAGCTTCAGCAATTTTTGGCTGCATCTCCTCAAAGAAATCTGATAATTTATAATTTAAATATTCACGAGAAACCGGAAGAATGACACCGAGTTTTTTTGCAGTCATCGTAGCTTGCATCCATTTAGGTTTAGATGTTTTAATTTTTTCACCTTCACCCACCCAGTATGCACCTGGTCCTTCTGCAAAGTATTCAAATTTTTTTTCTTTGTCAGTCATTTCTTCGTATTTTGCTAACTGCATGATCTTAGAGTTTTCCATAACTTCACTCAAAATGAGCGTATTATATTTATCAGGAATTTTTCCCTCTTTCGTTTCATATACCATAACATTATCTGGATCCCATGTTTGAGCAAACATTTGCAAGTTCATTGGTAAAAGTTGTTTCTTTTTCATTAAGTTTTCCTCCTATTTGATAATTCGATTTTTAGCAGCTAGTTTAGCTACGGTTTCTTTAGTATTTTTCGATGCTGTAAATTGTCCACCTTCATTTGGTGGTGTTTGTCTTGCGTTTTCTTTCTTAATCAAAGAAGCAAAGTTAGTGATGACTGCTACAGCTTGTTTTGTGGCATCTGCATCATCAGAAACAATCAGCCCGAGCAAATCATCATCGTGTGGTAAATTTGCATCTGTCAGCATTTTAGAAGCTTCTTTCGTCATTTCAGATAATGCCTGTCCACGCTTTAATTCAGCGATTTCAGCTTCTTTTTGTTTCAACTCATGCTGTAGTTTTTCTTCCGCATTCATTTTTGCCAGCTTTTTAGCTTCTTCTTTTTTTGCTTCTAGTTCTTTTTCCCACGCTGCTTTTGCTTTGTTCGTCTCAGCAGCGATCATTTTCGCTACTTCATCACGAGAAAATGTTTTGCCAGTATTGTTTTCTTCTTTTGCTTCGGGCGGTGTATCTTGTGAGCCAGCTGGTAGGTTTCCTTGTTGTCCCTCATCACCAGATCCACCATCTCCTGATTCAGAAAAAAATTGTAAGTTCATTGGCATAAATAAACGTTTTTTCATGATTAATCCTCCACGGTTACGCCGCTACCCGATAAATTTGGCCAGTTACGCCAGCCAGCCGGAACAGCTCAATTTTTAACGCCCCGAGCAGTAGAGGGCAAAATAAAAAACGAAACCATAATTAGTTTCGTTTTTCTTATCTTTGATTGTTTTTTATATATTTTTAATTAATTGAGATACGCTTTTTTCTTTAAAGCTATTCGTACTTTCTTTAAATCGTATATATAAATTTGTGTTTATTCCGTTTACTTCCATTGCTTTATTCAGGTCTTCTATGTCCAATTTAATTCTAGCTCCAATATCTCTGCCATCGATTTTTTCTGTGTACCCAAATTGATCAAATGCCTGTTTATTTAAAAAATCTACTTTGTTTCTTATTTGTTCAATATTTCCTGTTAGTTTGTTTTGGTACATCATTCCCTGTTGTCCTACAGCATAATCGTAATTATGGATAGCCTTAGATTTGAACCCCAAAAATTCTACATTTATAGGAGCTTGTTTTAAATTTTCAACTTCGAAAACTATTATTTTTTTTCCTTCATCATTTATTTCTGAGTGAGCTCGTATTCTAATTTTAACTTTGTTAATTTTTGAAAAATGTCTTATTGTAAAAATAATGGTAATTACAGTGGCTATTATGTTAACCCAATCTGCAACTGTTCCTACACCATCAAACGATATTCCCAAAAGGTTTATGCTTCCTATGATTTCCATTTTGATCCTCCTTTTTCCCAGTTTATCAAAAAAGAAAATCAATATCGATAGCTATTTATTATTTGGCGCTGTACTGCATCGACAAAATGGATGCATATTAGGAGCGTTACTTCCTGGCTGCATATCGGCAACATCAAAAACTTGATTATTTAACGGTATACATAGCTTGCACGCCGTTGGTTCTGCTATATAGATGTACTGGGTAATGCCTGCATCTCTGTAACTTCGTTCTTGGATCCCTACCTGAACTCTAGTCGTTTCAGTCACCATCAAACGTTGAGTGTTGAACTTAGTGTTTTCTCGTCCTTCAGCTGTTAAATATTCTGCCAATTTAGATGCAAGTTGCTTGGGATTTTTCCCCATCGTTATACTTCTGACTAACAACCTATCTAATTCTGATTTCAATTCAGATTGATACATCCATAAGCGATCACTAAAAGACACGTCATCACTCAAAAAGGAGCTGTTTATTACTAGTTCTATCAGCTTTGCATATCCACTTGAAGCAATAGTCATTTCTAAAATACCGGCTTGTCTCTTCAATTCAGCTAAACCAGCTTTTGTTAATTCATTCGAAAAGTACTTATCCAATTCATTAAACAGTGAAATCAATTCAAGCCCGATATTAGCTTTTAAGAGCTCTAATCTATTTACACGCATCGTAAGATTGTATAGCTTTAATTCTTGGTTTGCTGTAGGAGAAAAATCTTTCTCTTTAACATACTTCTTTGCTTTGCGAGCGAATGCTTTGACGTCCATTTCACTA